TCATGGCCGAACTGGGCGTCGACCGGCCCCAAGACGTGCTGATCACGATCAAGAAGCGCGCCGGGGCGCTCACGCTGGCGCAGCAGCCCGCCGAGCCCGGCCCGCTGCGTCTGACCCTGCCGGGGGTGCCGCCCGGGACGGTGGCGCTGAGGGGCATCTACAGCGAGCACCGGTACACACCCGGCAACGCCGCGCAGGATGAAAACAGCTGGTACGACGAAACCACGTGCCGGTGGTACGACAGCCTCGGCGAGGTGTTCGCGCACGAGCCCGAGGGCGTGACCGTCGAACTTGCCGGCGACGTGACCGAGGTGCTCGACGAGCCCGGGGCCACGTCATGAGCCGCGGTGGCGTGTACGCGTACCGCACGCGCAAGCCGGGTGCACGGTTCTGCATCCCGTTCCTGTCCCGGCACTGGGGCTACGTGGGTCAGCCCTCCTCGTTCTGGCACCGGGACCGTCAGCACCTGTGGGGCGATGTCCGCTACGGGCACGTGGCCAAGCCGTGGGCAGACCTGGATCCCAAGTGCTACCGGCTGCCGCTCCCGAACTGGAAGTGGCTCCGCCTCGCGCTCGAGGCCGTGGCCATCCTGCTCCTGGCCCCGGTGTACAACGACAAGGGCAACCGGTGGAACCCGCGGCGGATCCCGCTGTCGGTGGCCGCCCGCCAGCGCGCCCAGCGGAACCGGGGCCTCATCCTGTGGACGGTGCGGCCGGTCCACGTGATGCTCATCCTGGCCGGGTTCGCCGTGGCCTGGTACCTGATCGGAGGGAGGGCGTGATGGCGAGCCTACTGACCTCCCGGCGCGCCCTGCCGACGTTCATGGACGAGCACCCGGGCCGGCTCTCGTGCCGGGACAGGCCGGACCTGTTCGTGTCGTTCAACGACCGCGGGGCCGCCCGTTCCCGCCGGGTCCGGCGCGCGGCTGCCCTGTGCTCGGACTGCCCACTGAAGGCGGCGTGCCTCGCGTGGGCCGTGGAGTGGGGCCAGGATGGCGTGTTCGGCGGCAAGCTGGTGTCCCGCGGCCGGGTGCTCCAGTGAACCGGGAGCTGACCCGGGAGATGGCCCGCCCGGTGCTGATCACCAACCCGAACCCGCACGAGCTGGCCGCGCTCGTGCGGGATCGGCGCCTCGTGGTCCAGGCCCCGATGGCGCTGGTGGCCCCCGGGCTGTACGGGGTGGTGGTGCTGGCCGCCCGGCCGATCCGGGCGAAGCGGCGTACCTGGCCGCTCGTGGCCGCCGGGACGGCCGTGGTGGTGCTGGGCGGGGCGGCCGTGCTCATCGGCTGGTGGGAAACGGGCTTGCCGCCGCTGTGCGCGCTGTTCCTGGCCGGCGCGGTCACCCTCGGCTGCGTCATCTGGCGCACCCGTTGACTTCTGTACTACAAAGGGAGTACGATCACCCCATGAGAACGACGGTCGGTTCAGTGTGCAGCGGGTACGGGGGCCTGGAGATGGCCCTGGCCCAGGTGATGGACGTGGACGTGCGCTGGCACGCCGAGGTCGATCCAGACGCGTCGAAGGTGCTCAAGACCTGGTGGCCGGAGGTGCCGAACCTCGGCGACTTCACGGTGCCGGGCTGGGCGCCCGAGCGGGTGGACGTGGAGTGCGGCGGCGTGCCGTGCCAGGGCTTCAGCGCAGCGGGGCGTCAGCTCGGCGCGGCCGACCCGCGGCACCTCTGGCCGGACTGGCGCCGGGGCATCGCCGAGCGCCGACCGGCAACCGTCGTCTTCGAGAACGTGGCCAACCTGACCCGCGGCAAGATGCGGCCGATCTTCGACTCGATCATCACCGACCTGCTCGACGTCGGCTACGACGTGCGGTGGTGCCTGCTCGGCGCGTGCGCTGTCGGCGCGGCCCATCACCGGCACCGCGTCTTCCTGCTCGCCTGCCGCTCCCGCACCACGCCGAACGCCGCAGAGGTCAAGGTGCGGACGTGCGGCGCAAAGGGCATGCCCACACACGCGGAGGGCGGACCGGCCGTACTGCCAACGCCCTCCGCTTCTACCTACAGCAGCAACCGGGGCGGCAGCGAAGGACGCATCGGGCCGGTTCGTCACTCGCTCGACGCACTGGCCCGGCTGGAGCTGCTACCAACGCCCCGCCACTCGGACGCGAAGAACGGCGGCCCGAATCAGGGCATCGCGTCCGGGGACATCGCGCTGTCCAGCGCCGTGCAGCCGGAACGCTGGGGGCAGTACGCCGCCGCCATCGCGCGGCATGAGGCGGTGCTCGGCCGGCCCGCGCCGGAGCCCACGGAGGTCGGGCCGCACGGCGGTCGGCGCCTGGCCGCGGCGTTCAGCGAGTGGCTCATGATGCTGCCCGAGGGGCACCTCACGAGCGTGCTCGCGCGCAACCCAGCGCTGGCGCGGGCGGGCAATGGTGTGGTGCCGTTGCAGGCGGCCACCGCGATCCGGCTGTTGCACGAAGCGTTCTGAGACAGCGAACGGCCCCCCGACCGGCCAGGAATCGGGGGGCCGTTCTGTATGTGGGCTCAGCGCTTGAAGTGAGGCAGCGCCTTGCTCGTGAGCCACCCGACCGCGAGGCCGGCGGCCGGGCCGCCGAGGGTGCCCACCCACGCCGGCCACGAGGACCAGTCGATGTCCCCCAGCCACACCACGCCGGCCGTGATGACGGCGGCCACGGCGCTGTTCCAGAGGTTGCCGAGTTTGGCATCGTGGAAGAGCCGGCCCCGGCCGTCTCCCGCCTGTGTTCCACTGCTCATGATCTACTCCTAGCATCCAAGGTCTGTGCGGTACCGGTGGAGTTGCTCGATGAACTGGCGCTGGTCGTCGTTCGTGGGCGTCGCCTTCTGGTTCCGGTCGTCCAACAGCACGATGATCCCGCAAATGCGGCGTTCCTGCTGGTTCACGTACGCGATCGTGAAGAACGCCAGCAGGCCGAACCCGAGACCCACCAGGGCCAGGTCCACCCACGCGCGGAGTGCACCCGTCTGGGTGGTGAACCGTACCCGCCTCACCGGTGCACCTGGAGGTACATCAGGGACGCGAGGACGAGGACGATTCCGACGATGGCGAGCCAGGCCCTGGCCCGCTCAACTCCGGCGTCCTCGCGCGCAGCCACACGAGCACGATGGCCGGCCCCATCATGAGCGTGAGGCAGATGCCGACCCGTACGAGGGACAGGTCTTTGGGCGGGAGGAGGAACAGCTCCCGGAACATACCCGCTCCGCCGATGGCGAGCATGCTCATCTCCCGGACGAGTGGCATCCTGATTTTCACGCATCACAGCTCCAGGCCAAGCCGATCACTGGATCGGGCCGCGGGCGATCGCCACCGTGAGGTGTCCGGCGTACGGGTTGGAGCGGGAGATGGACAGGCACGTGCAGCCCTTCGGCAACGGCACGGCTGCCTGCTCCCCACTCTTGAGGGGCCGGATGCCGTCCGTGCCCCACCCCGGGAGCTCGGCCCACTCGCCCGGCTTGCCCTTGGAATACCAGGCGCGCAACACGTAGCCGTCCCCACCCGTGTCGTTGCACACGTTGAGCCACGCCGGCCGCGGCCAGCCCCCACCCTCCACCGGCTCCATCGAGATGGAGGTGAACCCGGTGGCCTGCACGTCGATGATCTGCATGTCCTCGTCCTCGTCTCCCTGGCCGCCAGCAGCGAGAGCCAGAATGCTCGTCCACGGCCGGCCGTCCTCGTCCGAGGCCGGATCGCCGCTCCAGTGGCTGTGCGTGTCGTGCGGATCGTCCCCGGTGTACCGGCCTTCTTTCCAGCCGTTGCTCTTCTGCCAGATGCGGCGGTTGAAGATGATGTATATGAGCCGGTTCCGTTCGGCGGCCGGCCCGTTCAGGACGGCGTGGACTACCGCCTCCATGTCCACGCCACGGGCGTCCACGTCGGCCGCGCGCACCTCGGGGATGCTGTCGGCGTCCTGACGCTCGGCGGGGACCCCCGGCGTGTCGTCCGGGTTGTGGCCGGACACGCCGGACGCATGGGCCAGGTCCCCGATGGTGCCGTCCTGACCGTGCTGCCTGTTCGGGGCCACGGTGTCCACGGCCTCGAACAGGGGATTGATCCACTTGACTCTGACCCATGCCGCCATGGTGTGAGGGTACCTCCGGCCTAGTGTTCGTAGACGCTGACGATCGAGTCCACCACGATGTGGTGCTGCGCCTGTGCGTCGATGTCCGTGCACTGGTAGATGGCCTGCGGGTGGGTCATCGGGTCGCCGTCGTCCGCCACGATCGCGTTGTTGTTGATCAGACCCGCGATGTCGGCGGCCGAGTTGTCGGTGGTCCGGACGCTCTGGCCGGAGATGAGATTGATGATGGTAGCCATACCGGAGATCGTCTCACGTCACATCGAACGCGTACGAGTAGTTGGCCGCCGTCCCCACATCGCGCACGATCAGTGCCCGCGGCCGGGTGGAGGCGGCGTCGTGCTGCACGGTGCCCGCCCCGGTGGACGCCACGGACAGCACGATGTCCGTGGTGAGGTCAGTACCGGCCGAACGGCGCAGGTACGCCCGGCTGTAACAGGTGGTCTGCTGGCCGCCCACCCCCGCCCAGCTCCGCCCGAACGCCACGTACTGGGTCCCGCCCGTGCTGGTTTTGTACACGGAGAAGTCCGCCAGCCGACCGGCAGCATCCCCGAACACCAGGCCCACGTTCTCCACCGAGTACGCCCGGCCTGCCTGGAAGAGGCAGTTCGTGAGAGTCAGGACCGCGGTGGCGGTGGTGCCGATCGCGGCCGAACTGGAGATGGACGAGGCCACCTGCACGCCGTCCTTGCGCGTGATGAACGTGTTCACGGTGGTGGCGTACGTGTTGATGTCGGCGGCCAGGTTCCCGATGTCGGTGGGAACGTCCACCGCCGACGTGCTGGCCGGGTAGCGAAACCCGAGTGAGGTGGTAGGCATTACCGGCTCCAGTCAACGATCAGGGTGAACGACGGCCCGTACGCGCCCCGGCCGTCCATGATGACGTACGGGCTCCCGCTGGCCGTGTAGATGGCCAGGCCGCCGGCGGTGCCGTTCGCCATGGACTGCGCCCAGCTGGCCGGGATGCCGAACGTGGCGGACTGTCCCCATGCCAGGGACGGCCCGCCCGTGCTGGCCCCGCGGGTGGGTGCGCCCCCCGGCTTGAACTTCTCGGTGACCAGCCAGAGCGTGGTGCCCTGCGCGGCCGTGATGCCGCCACCGTTATGTCGGCGAACCTGAATCCACGCGGCGGTGACCGTGGCCCCGCCGAGGGACAGCACACTGTTGCCGTAGAAGGCGCACCCGGCGTGCAACCCGTTCCCCCCGTACTGGCCCTGGTACACGTCGTCGTTGTCGGTGCGCCACCCCACCCCGTACGGGCCGGAGGACCGGTACGAGCGGGTCTCCACCGGGCCGAAGGTGGAACGGCCGGTGGTCACGGACGGCTTGGGGTCGGGCGGGGTGACGTTGCCGATGGGCGGGGCCACCGCGGCGGTACCCAACCGGGACGTGGCCACCCAGTACAGCCCGGACCGCTGCAACAACAGCACGTCGTTGGTGGCCGGCGTGATGTCCCGGGCGCACCGGACACTGACCGTAGTGCCGTTGATCCACACGGGCACGGTGTCCCCGCTCTTGGCCCCGGTGGCGTACACGGTGATGCTCTCCCGGCCGGGGAGCACACGGTTCAGGGCGAAGTCGGTCATGCCAGGCTCCGGACGGTGATCTCCATGTCCGGAAGGTTGTCGTCCGCGGTGTACGGCAGGACGAGGCGCTCCACGGAGCAAGGGACGGCGGCCAACAGGAGCCGGGTGGAGGTGAGGCTGACCACGTCCCCCACCTGGATGCGGGGATCGGGCACCATGAACACGCTGTACGCGGGGGCCGTCTCGCGTCGGCGCCGGTCCCGGATGGTCTGGGCCGCGGCCTGTGCCTCGCCCACGCTGGTGAGCAACGGGCTCTGGAAGAAGAACGGTACCGGGAGCGGGTTGAAGCTCCCGCCGTAGGCGTTCGGCCCGGTGGTCACGTACGCCACCCCCTGGACCTGCGCGCCGGAGGAGTCCTGACCGCGGGCCACGATGGCGTTCTGCCCGTTCGCCCGCGCGCTGGATCCCTGGGCCAGGATGACCGTTCCGCCGGAGCCGTCCGTCAGGGACAGCACCGGGGTCACGGAGGTGACCGGTGGCGTGACGTGGAGGTATCCCTCAGGGTCCACGTAGGCCTCGGCCGGCCACGCGTCCAGCAGCTCGTTCACGGCCCCCAGACGGTCCTCATCGTAGTTGATCGTGGACGGGACGGCCCGGTCCACGAGGCCACCCTCCACCAACACGGTGAGGGCCGGCTCCACCAGGCCTCGCAGGGTGGAGGTGAACGTGCCGGTCGGCTGGTACGGGGAGATGAGGCGCGCTTCGTTGATCAGCTCCAGGAGGCCCACGGCGGCCACGTTGATCACGTCCCCGTCCGGCTCCGCATCGTAGATCAGGAACCGGCCGCGGGTGAGCCATTCGGTCTCACCACGGCGCAGGCTCACGCCGAGCTTGACGTGGAGGCGCTGCCCTTTCGCGGACAGCGGAGCGTTCTCCGGCCCGGGTGACCAGTCCACGCCGTCGACCACCCGCGGCACCACGAACGTGGCCCGCTCCGGCACGGTGAGGGACCGGTCCGTCTCCTCGCCCGCGGACACCACTGGCACGTCATCGGCCAGGAGCACACCGCCGCGCCAGCTTTCCCCCGCCAGCAGGTACCGGAACCCGCTCCCGGCCAGGACGGACGCCAGGTCCGTGGTCCCGGTGATCACAGCAACTCCGCCTGCGAGAGCAGGAGATAGGTGGCAAAGTCTGCGGTCACGTTCGCGTACGTCAGTCCACTGTAGACAGATGCCAGGTCAGCGTACGTGAAGCCCAGTGCCTGGAACGTGGCGGCCCACCCGTCCACCTCCACGATGTGGAGCTCGTGGATACGTTTCTCGTCCGATCCGTCCTGCGAGAACCGGCGCTCCCCGTACCCGGTGACCGCGTAGTGACCGTCCACCCCGTCGTACCCGCCCGGCTGGCGAACCTGCACGATGCCCTGGGTCGCGTTCTGGAGCAGTTCGATCAGGTTCTCGGTGGAGCTGTACGCGTCGGTGTACAGCTCGATGTCCGATTCGGGTTCGGTCACTGCGCCCTGGACCACCACGTTGCGACCGGCGGGCCGGTAGGTGGTGGCCTGCCAATTCCGCGTCTTGCGGGGCCACGCCCAGATGACCACCTCAGCGGCCAGCGCGGAGATGGCATCCGAGATGACCACCTTGCCGCCCGGCAGGGTGTACGTCACAGGGGCGGAGGTGTACTCCACGCCGTTCACCACGGCCACGTACGACACGGGGGTGCCGAACGGGAGTTCCGCGTCGATGCGCAGGAACGACGGGTCGGTCACGGACACGGACGAGGCGCCCTGCACGAGGGAGCGGACCCCGGCCACCGACCGGTAGATGGCTACGGCATCGCCGAGCGTGAGATCCGTAACTGAGACCAGCACCCGCGGCGGGTACACGTCCTGCTGGTCCACAGTGAGCGTGGCGGCCGGCTTCAGAGCCAGCATCACCACGCGCGAGATGGCGGCCACGCTGCCGGTGATGGTGACCGTGCCGCTGACCACGTTGGCCGCGGTGGTCTGGATGGCGTACCGCCAGAACTGGCCGGCGTCGTCCCCGGCGGTACTGGAGGCAATGGACCCGATGGCCAAGGTGGTGGGCGGGGCCACGTTGGTGGCGGTGAATGCGCTCTGCATCCACGCCGCGAACAGTAGGAGGTGCCGGTCCTTGGGCACCGTCAGCCCCGGGTACGCCACGTTCGCCGAGGACCCGTTGAGCTGGGTGGTGGATGTGACGATGGACGCCAGCACCTCCGCGGACACACCACGCCACGTTGCCGTCTGGGCCAGGGTGTCCGCGTTGGCCACGCCGCCCGTGAACGTGATGGCCGGGATCACGTCGCTCGTCTGCCAGATCCGACCGAAGATGGCCTCGTTGCCGAACAGTGCGAGGGTGGCCCACCCGGCTGGCTGGTTCGGCACGCCTGTACCCGAGTTGCGGATGGACGCGTGCACGAGCACGAGGTCACCGGCGGCCGTGCCAGCGGCCACCACCGGGGTCACGCTGGCGTTGTTGGCGGTGGCGTTGGTGCCCGCCCCCACGTACGTGATGGTGCTCACCGGCGCACCCCCACATGACCGCGCCAGGCCTGACGCTGTTCGGCCGCCCGGGTGGTCGCCCGTACCTGCGCGCGGAACGGCTTGCCGTCCAGCAACACGGTCACGCTGCTCTCAGAGTGCACCTGGACCGGCGGCATGTGCGGCATGGAGCTCTGCCCGGTGGCCTCGAACGCCGTGCGCTGGCCGGCGTTGAAGACGGCCGGCGCCCACCCGCTGATGGCGCTGTAGTCGTTGGTGCCGGTCCGGGAGTGCTCGGTCTTTTCGTCCGAGGCCCCCGGGGGCACGCCCTGTGTGCGATAGACGGTGGTGAATGTTTTCGTCTGGGGCTGTGCGAGGGTGGCGTACGCGGAGATGAGCCGGTCCACCTCCTGATGGTTCAAGCCGAGGGAGTACAGCAACTTCCGGAGTCCCTCCACCTGCGAGGCGTAGGCAGCGTTCGCCTGCGCGGTGGCCGTGGCCGTGCCGTTGCCCGCGGCGATGTCCGCCTCGCGCTTCGCGTTCAGGTTCTGAATCTGCTGGAGGATCACCTGGACGTTCTCGGCGCCGGCCTGGGTGCTCTCGTTCAGGGTCTTCTTATTGTCCCGGATGGTCTTGTTGACGTTCTGGAGGCCCATGTTCACGGCCAGGTTCGCCTGGTCCACGCTCATCTGGGTGTTGAACAGGCTGTCGAAGTTGCTCTGCAACTGCTTGGCCATGTTGGCGGTATTGCCAAGGTCGTCCGCCAGGGACTTGTACGAGCTCGCGGTGAAGGCCGCGGCCCCCCCGCCGTCCTTGACGAGGGTGGTCAGCTGGGATACCTGGCCGGCGGTGTCCGGGACGAGGTGGCTCACGGTGGCGAGGTAGCCGAAGAAGTTCAGGAACGGCGCGCTGAACCGTGCGCCCCAAGCCAGGAGCTGAATCATGCCACGAAGCTGGGCGATGATGATGCCGATGGCCGCGGCTGCACCGGGCGCGCCGTCCGAGAACGCGCTGATCAGGCTGCCCACCGCATCAGCCACCCCCGGCAGCTGGGCAGCAATCTGGCGGATGATCGGGCCGGCCGCGTGCGCTGCCCGCTCGATCGAGGGCATGATCGCGTGTACGGACTGGATGGCCGCGTTCAGCAGGGGCTGGACGTCCGAGGACAGTTCGCTGAAGATCCGGCGGATACGGGGGAGCTCGGCATCGAACGCGTTGGACAGTTGCGGCGCGGCGGCCAGGATGTCACCGGTGAACGGCTTGGCCGCGTCGGTGAGCTGGCCCATGACACGCTGGCTGAGGCTGGAGTAGGCCTCAGCCACCCGAGGATCCTGAGCGCCGAGGATGAGCCCACCGGCGATGCCGCCGAGCCCGATCCCGCCGACCACGGCACCCTCAATGACGCCGGCCAGGATGGGAGCGGCAGCCGCGGCGCCGATGGTGAGCGCGCCGACCATCGCGCCCTTGACGGGACCGGGCAGGGCTTTGAAGGCCTCGCCGAAGCTGTCGATGGCCACCTCGCCACCGATGAGGCCAGCCTCGCGGCCGAGCTTGACGATCTTGCCGAGGAAGCCCCCGGGGTTCTTGACCTCGGGCGCATCGAACTTCAGGGACTTGAAGACCTTGGACAGTCCGGCCGCATCACGGTTGATCTTGCTGAAGTTCTTGAGGATCTTGCTATCACCGGTGCGGTCGAACTCGCGGGCCAGCGCGAGCGCGGCGACCTTGGCCTCCAGCAACTTCCGGGCCGTCTGGCCTGCCTGGTCGCCAACCTCGTCGATCTTGCGCTGAGCCTTGTCCGCCTCACGGCCAACGTGCTCGAACCCATCGGCCGCGCTCTCCGTGGCGTGCGCGGTGTTGTCCCTGGCGGAGAGGGTGAACTCCGCATCCCGCTCAGGCATGGATCTTCTCCAGCGCTACCGCGATCCCGCGGTCAATGGCCGCGCCCCACTCTGGGGACTCCTCAGCCGTCTTGGAGACGAACCCCGGCTGGACAGTCTGGGTGTGCCAATCGCCACGCTTACGCCGGCCCCACGAGGGCGCGCGCACTCTTCCCCGGTCGATGGCCCGGATATCGGACTGCGCACCGGTGGACCGGCGCCCACCCCGCATCCGGATGCTGACCACCTTGGCTGAAAACTGGACGAGTGCCGTGATCTTGATGGCGGCCACCCATGCCCCCAACCCACCCCGGTGTGGCAGCTGGCCCCGGGCCGCCATCTTGATCCGGGTGCGCACCATCGGCACCGGCTTGCGGAGCTCCACCCGGACGGCTTTCGTCACCTCGTTGTTCCGGCTGAACCCGCGCAGGGAACGGACCAGCGTATGGATGTCACCCACGGCCAGCCCTCCTGTCTGCACGCTCGCGGTCCGCCCGCCGTTCGTCCCACCAGTCGATGCACGTTGCCAGGTCCCGCGGGTGCATCCGGAGGACAACCTCCACGTCCGCGAGTGTGGCCCCCTGGATCAAGGCCAGTTCGATCAGCTCCCGGCGGATGCTGCCGGGTTCCCAGGGGAGTCCGGCTCCTCGTCCTCGGATGTGATCTCGGTGGCGTACTCACACTGGGCATCGAAATCATCCCACGTGTCGATCTTGTGCAGGCCCTGCCGCTTGCCGGCGTGCCACCCCATCCACCGCATGGCCGTGAACGGGCGCGCCGGGAACTGGAAGTACGGCAGGCCGAACGGCTGACACTCGAACGCGGCGATATCCCGCTGGTCAGCCACCACCTCAAACGAGGACCCGTCCGCCATCTCGGCCCTGATGTTGAAGATGGTCCGGCTCATGCGCTCGTGCCTCCGATGATGATGTCGTACGTCACGCTGGTACCGGCCCCGCCGTTGGTGATGCGCAGGATGTCGGCAGTGGCCGCGGTGACCGCGTACCCGGCTGCGTCCGGCGTGGCCAGCGCGAACACGCCGCCCGGCTTCACGAGGATGGCCGGCGTGGTGCCGGTCATGAACGACGCGAACGGGTTGCTGGCCCCGCCACCGATGACCACGTTGTTGGTGTTGCCGGCGGCCGCGGCCACCAGCAGGTACTTGACCTTGACGAACGTGATGGTGGCGCCGAACGCATCGGTGAGCACACCGGCCAGGTCAAGATCATCGTTGCTTGAGGCGTTGATGGTGCGGGTGTCGGAGAACTGCTTGTCCGCCTGGTTCGCGCCGGTGCCGGTGGCCAGCAGCACCCGGTACACCTTTTGGATCTGGGCCTGCGCGGTGGTGAGGTCCAGCGCCGACGTGAGGTTGCTGGTGAGGGAGACCTGGAGGTCCGAGTTGAGTGGCATCAGCTCGTCCCACACACCGGCGCGCCCACGATCGGGAGCTCGAGGGTGTAGGGCAGGAACGCGCCCTGCTCCCCGCCGAACTCCACCGTCTTGGCCACCGCCGTGAACGTGGCCTTGGGGTTGCCCACGCCACTCTTCGGCTGGAACACACAGGCGATGTTCGAGCCGGACACGGAGCGGAGGTAGAAGGCGAGGCCACCGGAGATGTTGATCTGGAGACCCTCCAGCTCCAGTGCCCACACGGCACTGTCCGTGTCCTGCACAGCCCCGTCCGGAACCAGGGTGCGGTACGTCTGGGTGCTCTGGTCCGGCACGAGCCGGACCTTACGCACCTGATTTGCGTAATCGGTGCCGTCCACCGTGAACACGCTGTCACGGAGCACGAGAGCACCGGTGGGAGCCGGCATTTCAGTCTCCTGTCATTACGGTGATCTCGTACGCCAGACGATCCCCGGCGGACGTTCCCAACAAGATCTTGGTAAAGCCACGCACGCTGGCCACATGTTCCAGCGCGTAGTACAACAACGTCCAGTGCTCGTCCCACCAGTCCTCAGCCGCATCCTGGTCGTCCGGGGTGAGCACCCTGACAGCCCAGGTCACCACGAACGCGTCCCCTGCGTCACGCGTGGCCGGACCGAGCACGGGCCACGCGTCCCCGATGTTGCCGGCGGTGGGTGGTTTCGGAAACCCCTGGACGTCCGGCACGGTGGACAGTGCCTGTGCGAGCTCAGCGCGCGTGCCCTTGATGGTCATCCCACCACCAGCCGGCGGTACGGCGCCTCCAGCCGGCGCACCTCGGGGTCGCGACCGGGCAGTACGAGACTGCCGCCGCTCTCCGCGTCGCCGAAGTTCACGGCAAGGGGCATCCGGCGCATGGCGAGCGCGCGGGCGCACCGGCGCAGCAGGGCCTGCCGCAGGGCATCGGGGTAGTTGGCCCGCTCTCCACACTTCGCCCGCTGGGCGTCCCGCTCCCCGGCCAGCACCTCCGCCAGCTGGACCTGGCTCCAGGTACCAGCGTTCGCCCCGAGGTACAGGGCCACGTCGTTCACCGTGGGCATCCCGGACGGGGACGTGGGGCCGACCGCGTACACGGCCATGTCCAGGGCGTCCTCGGGTGTGGACACGTGCGCGGTCCACCGGCCCGCCTGCGTCAGGACGATCCGGACCACCCAGTCCCCGATGGACGTGTCCGCCCCCGCCACCGGCACGCTGGCGGACCCGTCCGGGAGCACCACGGCCAGCAGCGGGGTCACCGCGCCGGTGGCATGGCCGAGCTCGTCCACGGTGCGGAAACGCAGCGTCCAACTCTCCCCCACCACGGCCGATGCCGAAGCGGGGGAGAGCGGGGCGAGGAGGGTGGTCATTTGACGATCTTGTTACCGGTCAGGGGGTCGAGTGCCCAACCCTGGTGTTCCAGGTCCGTACGCAACCCCTCGGACAGGAACGGCACCTCCGAGGCCTTCACGGTCCGCACGCGGGACGCGTCCGGGGCCACGCCCACGCCGTTGAGGGCGGCCACGTCCGCCATCGTGACGGCCTTGTCCGGCTCGTCCACGTAGGCGCCCATGTCCAGTTCCTCGTCCATCGGCTCGTCCGGGCCGGCGTCCACAGACCCCGGGCCGGCGATCGTCTCGGTGGGGTGCTCCGGCACCACCGCGTCCGGCTCGTCCGCGTCCACCAGCACGTCCGGGTTCGGCTCTCCCGGGGTCTCCTCGACCTTCTTCTTTGCGGTCATGGTCAACTCCCCTAGTTGAGGTGCGCGGAAACGGTGTAGGTGACAGCGTTGGCATTGCCGTGGGTGACGCCGATCCGGATGACGTTCGGCATGGGCTCGTTGGCCGAGACGTTCGCGGTGACCGGCAAGCCCACCCCCACCCGGATGGTGTTGGTGCTCACGGTGGTGATGGACGCACTCGTCAGGATGTTGATGTACTTCCCGGACGTGTTGTCCTTGCGGTCGATGGTGATGGTGAGCGCGGCGGACACGGCGTGCACGGTGGCGTCCAGCACCACCGTGACGCTCTTGAATCGCCGGGTGTTGACCTCGACCGCGGTCGGCGTTGCCGTCCGGACCGCGCTCGCGTAGATGACCTGTTCTGCCATGATCTCCCTTTCGGTCGTCCCGTCCGGTGATCAGCCGGACGGGGCAGGCGGGGTTACGCGGGGTCGTACGCAAATCGCCGGACACCGGTGAGGTCCGTGATGGCCAGGGCCTTGTAACCCCAGATCCCCACGTGCACGTACCGGACCTCCACCTGCTCGAACTGGAGGCGCTGCGGCGCGGTGGCCCACCCGTGCACGTCGTTGCGGTCGAACAGGTAGGAGTTCGCGCTCACCGTGCCGGTGGCGGCCAGTGCCCACGCGGGCCGCACCGGAAGCCGACCGATCTCCACCGACCCGTACAGGGCCTGAGCCTGGCCGGGGGCGTTGGTGGGGCCGAGCACCGGGAGCAGCTTGCGGCCGTCCGCGTCGGTAGCACCCACCAGCGCCTGGTAGAAGTCCACCTGACCGAAGAAATCGCGCATCCGGAAACCGCCACGCACGAACTGGAGGCCAGCCAGGGCGCTTTCCACGTAGGAGGTGAGCGTGTCGTCCTGCGCCGCGGTGGGCACCGTGATGGTGGTGGCGGCCGCAGCCTCGAGCAGGGCCACGGCTGCAGCCTCCAGGGCCTCGTACCAGGCGCGCGTCATCTGCCGCCAGATCAGGCCACTGAGCTGGGGGTTCCCGCCCTGGTCCCAGGCCTCACGGGAGATGGACACCTTGCCGGACACCGCGGACGGCGTGATGGTCTGCGCGGTGGCGGTGAACGTCCCGAGGGACGGCTCCACACCCTCGCTGTGCGCGGCCACCATGCCGGAGCTGGTGTTGAACTTCGGCAGGACGCACGGGGTGATGTCCGCCAGGGTGCCCTTGTCGATGGTGGACCAGATGGGGTACTGGAACTCCTTCTGGTCCACGTACATCTCGGGGTGGTTCACCGGGTAGTTGAGGCTGGTGGCGTCCGTGGTCTTGGTGTCGAACGCGGCCCAGCTCTCCGCGATGAACGTCTCGGCCCGCTTGAGCGCGTCCGGGCCGCGGTCGCGCAAGCCCGTGATGACGTCGGAGGAGAAGTCGAACTTGCCGGCGGTGAGGTTGCCGGACCGGTCGAACCGGTACGGCTTCTCCTCGCGCACCTGTGCCGCCCCGGTGCGCCGGGTGGGGTCGACCACCGGCCGCTGCTCCGGGGCGGGCAGGCCGAGCAGGGCCTCACGGCCGCCCGGGGTGGCCAGCAGGGCGGACACCTGCGCTTCGGTCAGCGCGAACTGGGCCGCTTCCGGCTGCGGCGCGGCCGGGGCGGGCACGCCCATGAGCGCGCGGAGCAGGGCCGGCTGCGTCACCAGGCCGCGGAGCTGATCGTTGCTGAGCTGAACGGCCGGGTTCGGCTGCTCCGGCTGCTGTTCGGGGGTCGGGGGACAGGTGTGCGCCACACCCTGCGTCAGGGTCGCGCCGCACGTGGCGCACGTTTCCATCGAGTCTCCTAGATCTGCTCCCGCGGCCACTCTGGTCACGCGGGCATCGTCGTATGCAGGTACGGCAAGGACGGAAGTTTCCCGCCAGGTCGCGCCGTTGAGCGAGACCAGGAACACGCCCGGGTTCAGGGGATCGGGCTCGGCCTCGATGATCTCCACACCGACCGAAAACCCATCACGGATCTGGTCAGCCGCTTCCGCGAGCGTGCGATCCCCGTCCGGCCCCTCTTTGATCTTGTACCGGGCGAACATCCCCTCCGGCCGATCCTCGTGGTAGATCAGCTTGCCCTGAGGCTGTGCGTTGTCGTGGTCGCGGAGCGCCTTGTTCCGGTGGCGCTCGGCCGGCGGAACAAGGCTCCCCTGCTGGAAGCGCCAACGGCGGCCGTTCTTCCACGCGATCTTGTCAGGACCGTAGGGGACCACGATCCCCTCAATGATCCGGCGTTCGATATCGACGTTGGCCAGTGGCTGCACGTCCACGGCGAAGGTGAGCTCGTCGGCATCGTCAGCGGCCAGGTTGGCAGCACGCGGACGGTTGATGGGGATCACGTTGGAGGCGGCCGGCGCGGGGGCCGCGGCCTGGTCCAGCTCCGTGCGCTGAGCCGGTGTGAGTGCCGGGCGCCCCTCCTCGGTGCGCGCCTCTTCCCGGGTCATCCACGGCTTGTGCCCGGTGGCAAGATCGTAGATCTTGGCCCGGGTGAGCGGGTCGGCCCGGAGGTACTCGTCCAGGTCCCACGTCACGGTGTATCCGCGCCTGGTGACGTCCGGCATGCTCAGCCGCTGGGCGATGGCCGCCATGTACGGGCTGAACGTGTCATTGATCCGGTCCTGCCGCCTGTCCACGCCGTTCTGGTACGTGCGGGAGGTGGTGGAGATGCCGAGGTCTTCAGGGTCCAGGCCGGCGGCATTGGCCATCGACAGGTTGGCCATCCTGAGCTGCTCCGCCAGCTGGAGGTCAGCCGGGGTGGGCGTGTCCACCGGGTTGTACTCCAGGGCGGCTGGGACGTACGCGGTGGTCCCCCGCTTGCGCGCCCTGGCCCACTCCGCCAGCAGCGCCTGGACGTCCTCATCGTTGATGGGGTCGGCGTCTTCCTTGGGCGTGAAGTAGTCCAACGGCTTCGGATTGTCCGCGTACAGCGCGCTGGTGGTGTCCAGCAGCACGGACCGGCGGATGGCGCGCCCGGCCGCCTTGAGCAGCCCCGGGTTGGGGCTGTCGAACCGGATCACCTGCGAGGCCGGTACCGGCTCCCCGTACATGTAGACCACGGCATTCCGCGGGTCGTGGCCGCCCGGGAGCGGCGAGGGGGACGGCGCGCCCGGGGGCTGGAGCGAGACGTTGGCCAGGTCGACGTGCTGGGCGAACGTGGGGTACTCGTCCGCCCCCTGCTCCAGGATGCGCCACCACGAGATGCCGTCAAAGAGCAGGTCTTCGAGGGTCTGGGCGAGCGTGACCACGTTGGCCACGTTGCGGTCGATCTGCTCCAGCAGCGGGAGCCGGACCGTCTGGAGCGCGGCGTTCTTCTGTACGAGCGGCAGGGTGGCCGGGGAGCAGATCAGGTTCCGGGCGCGCAGGACCGCGGTGACCGAGAGGGCCTCAGCGCGGCCGGCTCGCGGGAGCAGGCCGGCGTGGCTCATCTCGAGGAGCACCTCGGCGATCGGCCGTGGCGGGGTTTCGTCCGCGCCGAAGGTGGCCAGCCGGACGAACTCGGCTACCCGGCGCATGATCCCCATGGCGCGCAGTGTACATGCCCATGTCCGAATATCGGACAGTCAAGTGGACAGTCCCGTCCGGGCGGCCGGACGGGACTGCTCGAACAGGGCACAGAACGGGCAAAGGCCCCGGTCTCCCGGGGCCTTTGCGATTACGCCTTCTCGATCGAGAAGCTGGCGGACGATCCGGGCTTCTGCTGCGCCCGCATCCGGGCCTTGAGGTCCTGTGCCTTGGCCGCCGTCTTCACCGCGCCACCGCACTGGTTCTTCGGCGCGCCGTGCTCGTTGTGGTCCGTCTTGATGACCTTGAACATTTCCTGGCCCCTCTCGCTTGGTGTACCCCAAGTGTAGTACAGGTTCAGGAGGAACGCAAGGCCCTACCATGGACTCGTGGGGGTCTGCCCGCGTAGCGTCGGGTGGCCACGGATGCGCTCATTCGGCCCCCACGCCTACTCCTCGCGGGCCACGATCAGGCGCGGCCGGCCCACCGGCGCGGGCATGGTGCGGGCCAGGTGGACAGCACCGGCCATCGCGTACGCCGCGTCCACGTGACCATCCCCGTGGCGGACGAACACCCACGCGTCCCCCCGCTTGAGCCGCTCAGCCTCGGCCACGTGGGCGTCCAGGAGCAGGTCACCGGAGTGCATGAAGGCCCGGTTCCGCACCTGCTCCTCCAGGCCCATACAGGCAGCGGAGGTGTCCCCGCGGATGGCCTCGGATACCCGCTTCCACCGCTCCACGGAGTAGCCGGCGGGCCGCTCGAGATCGGCCGCCATGGCGGCCGCGGGACCGGCGGGGAACCACCCGAACTTCTTGGGGTTGATCTTGGCCAGGAGCTGGGGGAGCTCCGCGCGGGCGCGGGCAATCGAGTCCCACGCCCCGGCCAGCTCACCGCGCACCTGGCCCCCCGGGAGCTGAGCGGCCACGGCGAGGGTGACGTGCGCACCGTCCATCGACACATCGAGACACGCGGCCAGCCGGTCACGAGCGCCATCGAGGGTGCCCGGCTTGCGGCAGCGCAGCCACGAACCGGGGTCGATAGCGGGGTTCATGACCTTGACGCGGATACACAGCTTCTCGGTCTTGAACCCGGTCAGCGCTTCCCCGCCCTTGCGCACGGCCGCGGCTGCCTCCAGCTGGAGATCCTCCAAGGTCTTGCCGCCGTAGCCGCCCCGCGGGTTGGCCTGGAGGATCACCCGCGGGTCGGTGGGGTCGGCGTCCTGCGGGTTGTCCCACGCGAACAGGCCCACCCGGTAGTTCCCGATCCCGTGCTCGATGAAGTCGGTGGCCTCGGCAACCAGCGTGTTCAGCACCACGGAGGTGTCGTCCCCGGCGTTGGACGGAACCCAGAGCTGGGAGTCGTCGTACGAGCACGCCGGCTCGATCGCGTCATACGCGCTGAAGTCCTTGTGCTGGCGTGCCTCGTCCACCAGGCCCCGGTGCACGGTCAAGGACCGGCCACCCTCGGCGTTGGCCGCTGCGATCTTGTACCGGGACCCCTGACTGTCGCGGTCCGTGATGAGCCGACCCTCGTCATCACGGTCGTACGTCCACATCTCGGTGTTGCCAGCCCCGGCCAGGTACCAGCGGTCCGGGTTGTACAGGCCCTTGAGCGCGGTCGATTTCCGGATGAGCTTGCGGGTCTTGTCCCAGGATTCCTTGGCGTACTCCAGTTTCGTGGATGTTCCCAGGATCATGGGCGAGTCGTCCACGAACATCCAGTACACGGGCAAGATCACGATAACTTCGGTCTTGCCGTTCTGCCGCGCCACCAGCAGGATGATGATCCGGAACCGGGGGCGGCCGTCCGGGAGCAGCTCCCCCGCGTGGATCATGAGCCATTCCTGCCAGGGGAGCGGTGGCCGCTTGAGCCGGTTCGTGGCGAACCGGGCCTGGTTGAAGCCCACCGATGTGTCCGGGGTCAGCTCCCGCAGGGGTGGCGTCCAGAGTCGGGGTTCGGTTCTACCGAACGACTCTGAGGCGCTGAGCCTCGGCGCGCTCGGCGTCCAGAGGTTCGACGGGCTTGTCACGTACGGCCTCCGGTTTCGCACCGGTCCCGGTGGCCGGCAGGGTCAGATTGAGCGCTGTCAACGCTGCCAGCAGTTTAGGTCCAAGGTCCGAGGCCACGGAGTGCTCGGCGAGCGCGCTCGTGATCACCCGTTCCATCTCGTCCAGGTTCTTCCGGTCCGTGGGCAACAGCCGCGGGTGGTTCTCGCGGTAGTCCTGGACCACGTGCACGAGGAGCCCCAGGTGCTTCGCGTACCGTTCGGCGGCCACCGCCTCGTCCAGCAGTTCGGCGTACCGTCGAACGAGCGCCAACGTGGCCCCGCTCGCCCGGGGGACGTTTGCGCAGGTCAGAGCCTCGTCCAGTGCCGGGACCAGCTTGGTCAACTCTGTCATGATCAAATTCCCTTAACCGGAGCGGTGCTCCGTTTGGAGAGAAAAAAGGAAGCT